TGTTGTTAACGATCGCTGGCTTTGCTGCTTTTGACTTTGTTGTCATTTTGATTCTCCAAGGTTTAGGTTATTTAATTAACTACTTCGTTTACTGCAAGCATATGGTCTCATATTAATTGGCAAATGTCAACTATCAAGTACTACTTGAGGTTTTTCAGCCTAGCGCGACCCCACCGTACCCCTATGGGCCGCTGTGTGTATTGGCTCCCCTCCCCCCGCTGCGCTGTGTTTTACACAATAGACTACATATATTTTTACTTCACATACCAAAATAGCAACACGTATACACAACGTATATACACAAGCCCCCTCCCCCTTGCATTTTCTAAAATGCTATGTATACTCCGCGCTAGGAAAAGGCCCCCCTTGTCTTTTCAAATCATATTGCCGTGGGGGGTATATATTTTTTTGCCGTCGGTGTGGTAGGACACGCAGCCTGACAAGGGAAGGTAAGTTGGTGCAAATCCAACACGGCAAACCAATCAGCAACGCTGAACAAATGACAATTTGATATGCCCCTAATCATCACACCTGAGATAGGCATCCCACTACCCTTTGACATTACGCCAGAGGAGGTAGAACAATTTCATGAACGCGCTAAGGCCGCAGTTGCCACGCTACAGGAATTAATGGATGCAGGTGCCGAGATCGAGATCACACCAGAAGACAGCCGACAGGCTAGAGAACTTCTCGTTGCTGACAAACCATTCAAAGTAAGCAAGACAACCCCCGGTGCAATACTTAAGTTAGAGTCGTTGCTCACAGAGTACGACCATGAGTTTTTGGGGGCAAACCGCCGCATTTCTAATTATGTAACTAATCGTCTGCTAGAAGAGACGATGGATGAGGACGCTCGTGTGCGCTTAAAGGCGCTAGAGTTGTTGGGCAAACGCCGTGGGGTTAACTTGTTCTCCGAGCAGATGGAGATCACAGTGCGCCAGAAACCAACAGAAGATTTAGAAACAGAGTTAGCCACGCTGCTAGAGAAGTATATGGGCGAGGCTGACGTAATACAAAACGACCCACCTCCGATCATTGATTTAGATGCAGAACTTGGCGCTGAGCCACCCCTTGATGACTCCAGAGATACTACAGATACTGAAGACGAATCCGAAGCTACTAGCGACCCTACCTGAAGAAGTTCAGATACGCGCACAGGAGTTATTGGAAGAGCTAGATGCCCGTAAGGGGGCGGAGAGAGCACGTGCTCACTTCATGGATTTTGTAAGACAGGTATGGCCTAACTTTATTAACGGGGCGCATCACATCAAGATGGCTCAAGCGTTCGAGAGGGTAGCTAATGGTACTTGCAAACGGCTCATTATTAACATGCCACCTCGCCATACTAAGTCTGAATTCGCTTCTTATCTACTGCCAGCTTGGTTTTTAGGGAATTTTCCGCACAAAAAGGTCATTCAAACGTCCCATACAGCCGAATTAGCGGTGGGTTTTGGTCGAAAAGTGCGAAATTTAGTCGATCAGGACGTGTATAAGAACATTTTTCCGTCAGTAGAACTACAATCTGATAGTAAAGCAGCGGGTCGATGGAACACAAGTAAGGGTGGTGACTACTTTGCGATTGGTGTGGGGGGTGCTGTAACCGGAAAAGGTGCGGATATCCTGATTATTGATGACCCACATAGTGAACAAGAAGCTGCATTAGCTGAAGTTAACCCAGAGATTTACGACAAAACGTACGAATGGTATACGTCAGGGCCGCGTCAGCGTCTGCAACCGGGTGGGGCTATCGTCATTGTTATGACGCGCTGGTCAAAGAAAGACTTGACCGGACAGGTACTGAAAGCTGCGGCTCAACGCAGCGGGGAAGATTGGGAAGTTATTGAATTTCCTGCGATATTGCCTAGTGGCAGACCCTTATGGCCTGAGTTTTGGAACATTAAAGAATTAACAGCCCTACGCACCGAGTTGCCTAACCAGAAATGGATGGCGCAGTACCAGCAGAACCCTACATCAGAGTCTGCGGCTATAGTAAAGCGTGAGTGGTGGCAGATATGGGAGCATGATGAGCCTCCGTTCTGTGAATTTGTGCTACAGAGTTGGGATACGGCGTTTGAAAAGACTACACGAGCTGACTATTCGGCGTGTACAACGTGGGGTGTCTTCTATCAGCCGGATGATGCAGGGATAACGCAAGCTAATATCATATTGTTGAACGCGTTTCGGGATAGGATGGAGTTTCCGACGCTAAAACGCAAGGCAGTTGAGGAATACAAGGAGTGGGAGCCTGACTCGGTCATTATCGAGAAGAAAGCATCTGGGGCACCACTAATATATGAGATGCGAGCGATGGGGATACCGGTACAAGACTTCACCCCATCAAAAGGTAACGACAAGATCAGCAGATTGAACGCTGTTTCTGACATATTTGCTAGTAAACGTGTGTGGGTACCAAACACTCACTGGGCGGAAGAAGTGGTTGATGAAGTGGCGTCCTTCCCCGGTGGGGATCATGATGACTATGTGGACTCGGTGTCTATGGCGATGATGCGCTTTAGAAGAGGCGGCTATATCAGGACAGTAAATGATGAGCCGGAAGACATCAGAGAGTTTAAACGTAAGAGGGTGTATTACTAATGACTATTATAGAGACAGTTAAATTTTGGTGGCGGATTAGAAAAGCTAACAAAAAATTACTTGCTTACGTAAAAGAAGCGGACTCAACGCCTTATACGACAACTAAAGAAGATATTGACGAATGGATCAAAACAAACCCTTTCGGCGTAACACGTGAAGATTTAAACGTAAGCCATATGATGAAGGTGACAGCCCCTTCGGTTACAACATTTAAGGAATTTGAACATGGCAATTGATAAAGCACTAAACCAAGCCCCGATGGGCTTATCTGACATGAACGACCCGACGTTAGATGATGGGGAGATAGAGATTGAGATTGAAGACCCAGAAGCGGTTGACATACACGCGCCGGGGTTTGATTTGCATATGGAGAAAGGCGAAGAGGAAGATGACTTTAGCGCCAATCTTGCAGAGGATGTACCCGAAGATGTTCTAGCGATGATCGCTGGAGACTTAATAAGTGAATACGAAGAGGATGTATCTAGTCGCAAAGATTGGATGCAGACGTACGTTGATGGCCTAGAACTATTAGGTATGAAACTTGAAGAACGTGCGGAACCTTGGGAAGGTGCTTGTGGTGTGTACCACCCGCTGTTAGCTGAAGCTCTCGTGAAGTTCCAGAGCGAGACAATCATGGAGACGTTCCCTGCATCTGGCCCAGTTAAGACACAGATCATTGGTAAAGAAACGCCAGCAAAGAAAGCATCCGCTGAACGCGTACAAAATGATATGAACTACCAGCTTACTGACGTGATGGTTGAGTACCGTGGTGAGCATGAGCGCATGTTGTGGGGCTTGGGTTTATCCGGTAATGCGTTTAAGAAGGTGTACTTTGACCCGTCATTTGACCGTCAAGTATCTGTATTTGTACCAGCGGAAGATGTGGTTGTGCCTTATGGCGCGTCTAATTTAGAGACCGCAGAGCGTGTAACCCACGTCATGCGCAAGACTGAGAACGAACTAAGACGACTACAAAACGCTGGGTTCTACAGAGATATTGAACTGCCTGAACCAAGTAATGTATTAGATGAGGTTGAGAAGAAGATTGCGGAGAAGATGGGATTCCGTGCTTCAAGTGACGACCGCTACAAGCTGTTAGAGATGCAAGTCTATTTGGACTTGGAAGGCTTTGAAGACAAAGACGAAGATGGTAACGAGACCGGTATAGCCTTACCATACATTGTAACTATCGATAAAACTTCTCAAGAGATTTTAGCTATCCGCCGCAACTACGAGCCGGACGACAAGTTAAAACAGAAGCGCAATCACTTCGTACACTACGGCTACATTCCCGGCTTTGGCTTCTATTGCTTTGGTTTAATACATTTGATTGGTGCTTATGCCAAGAGTGGCACATCGCTACTCCGTCAGTTGGTTGATGCAGGTACGCTGTCTAACTTGCCGGGCGGTCTAAAGACTAAAGGCATGCGCACTAAGGGCGACGATACACCGATTTCTCCGGGTGAATGGCGTGATGTTGATGTAGCGTCAGGCACCATACGAGATAACATCCTCCCACTTCCATACAAAGAACCTAGCCAAGTATTAATGGCGTTGATGGACAAGATTGTGGATGAGGGCCGTCGCTTTGCTTCGGCTGCTGATTTGCAGATTAGTGATATGTCGGCTAACGCACCGGTGGGTACGACGTTGGCTATGTTGGAGAGAACTCTTAAAGTGATGAGTGCCGTTCAGGCGCGTATTCACTACGCAATGAAACAAGAGTTCCGCCTTCTTAAATCTATTATCGCTAACTATACCCCAGAGGACTACTCGTACGAGCCAGAAGAAGGCTCACGCCGCGCTAAAAAATCTGATTACGAGAACGTAGAAGTAATTCCTGTATCAGACCCTAACGCTGCAACGATGGCACAGAAGGTAGTGCAATACCAAGCAGTCATACAAATGGCGCAAGCCAGCCCACAGATTTATGACCAAGTGGAGCTTAACCGGCAAATGCTAGAGGTACTGGGTATTAAGAATATCGGTAAGTTGATACCTAGCGCAGAAGACCAGAAGCCAAAAGACCCAGTTCAAGAGAACATGGCAATACTAAACTTGAAGCCGGTCAAAGCGTTTATTTACCAAGACCATCAGGCACATATTCAAGTTCATATGTCGATGATGCAAGACCCTAAAGTGTTACAAGCGGTGGGCCAGAACCCACAAGCCCCTGTTATGCAAGCTGCATTAATGGCGCATATCAACGAGCACGTAGCGTTTGAGTACCGCAAGCAGATTGAAGAGCAGATGGGTATACCTCTGCCTAAGATGGACGAGGAGCTTTCGCCAGAGATTGAGATTCAAATTTCTCAGATGATGGCAATGGCAGCACAAAAACTGCTACAGAAAGACCAAGCGGAAATGGCGCAACAACAAGCGCAACAAGCTGCACAAGACCCGATTGTACAGATGCAACAACAAGAGTTGCAGATCAAACAGGGTGAACTTGAGCTTAAGAAGCAGAAACTTTCAGTGGATGCCGTTACTAAAGTTAAGCAACTTAAGATTGAAGAATCACGTATCCAAGCGCAGAAAGAGATTGCTGGCGCACAGTTGGGCGCTAAAACAGCCAAAGACAAAGCCGAATTGGACGCTAAACAGCGCCTAGAAGGTATTCGTATTGGTGCTCAAACTGCAAAAGATCGTGACCAAATGCAGTATCAACGTGAGCAAGCTAACAAACCACAACCAAATAAACCGACAAAAGGTGAATGATGGACAAAGCATTAGAGATTATTAAGTCTCAAATAAACGACAAACAAGCGCAAGTGGCTATCGCCCTTAGCGGAGGGTCGGCAAAAGATTACGCAGAATATCGCGCAATGTGCGGTGAGATCAGGGGTCTCTCACTCGCAGAAGGTTACATACTTGATCTCGCAAACCAAATGGAGCGTAACGACGATGACTGACATAGTAATCGCAACTGAGCATGGCGAAGTACCACAAACAGCGGAAGAAAAAGCCAAACAACTACCCAAACCTGTCGGGTACAAAATTTTGGTTGCCCTTCCTGAAGTTGACGACAAGTACGAAAGTGGCTTAGTCAAAGCAGGTACTACAGTGCACTACGAAGAAGTTCTTAGCACGGTATTTTTTGTCGTGGCATTAGGCCCCGATTGCTATACAGACAAAGTACGGTATCCAACTGGCCCGTGGTGTAAGCCGGGGGATTTTGTTGTGCTTCGTTCTAATAGTGGCTCGCGTCTAAAGATTCACGGAAAAGAATTCCGCATGATTAACGAAGACACAGTTGACGCTGTTGTCCAAGACCCACGTGGCATTAGCCGCGCATAAGGAGAAGTACATGGATAAAGTGGAATATGAGTTTCCTGACGAAAAGCAGGAAAAAGAGCAATTAACAAAAGGGCAAGAAGAGCCTATTGAGTTTGAGATTGAAGACGATACCCCTCCAGAAGACCGGGGCAAGGAGCCTTTACCTAAAGAACTTGTACAAGAGCTTGAACAAGACGAGTTAGAGGACTACTCCGAGAAAGTCAAAACCCGCCTAAAGCAGATGAAAAAGGTGTGGCACGACGAGCGCCGTGAGAAAGAGCAAGCATTACGGGAGCAACGTGAAGCTTTAGCGTACGCTCAGCGCATACAGGAGGAAAACAAATCTCTCAAGAGCAAGCTCACTGCTGGTGAGAAGAGCTACCTCGACACCTACAAAACTGCGGCAGAAATGGAGTTAGACAATGCCAAGCGGTCTTATAGGGAGGCTTATGATGCCGGGGATACTGACAAGCTTATAGACGCGCAGGAGAAGATCACCAACGCTAATTATAAGTTGCAAAAAGCCCGAGAGTATGTTCCCTCTTTACAAGAGCAGGAATATAGTGTAAAAGACAATAATGAAGTCCAAGTACCTCGCCCTGACCCACGGGCTGCTGCGTGGCAAGAGCGCAACACATGGTTCGGTAAGGATGAGGAAATGACTAGCTTAGCACTTGGGCTACACCAAAAGCTAGTTAAGGAACACGGAGCCAGCTATACGTCCACCGACGAATACTGGACAAAAGTAGATGACACAATGCGTCGTCGCTTTCCGGATTATTTCCAAGATAAAACGTCTGAAGCGGCGACTAAACCTGCTGGACGTACAGAAAAATCGAGCACGGTCGTAGCTCCTGCGACTCGTAGTACGGGTTCTAAAAAAATCCTGCTTAAGCAATCGCAGTTGAGTATCGCCAAGAAGCTTGGGTTGACACCTGAGCAATATGTTCGTGAAATGATGAAAATGGAGGCCACAAATGGCTGAAAACAAACTTACCCGTGAATTAGAAACTCGTGCCGTGCAGGAACGTCCAAAACAGTGGGCAGCCCCTGAGCTTTTGCCTGAACCCGACAAGCAACCCGGTTATGAGTACAGATGGATTCGTGTCTCAACGTTAAACAATGCCGATCCACGTAATATTTCCGCAAAACTGCGGGAAGGGTGGGAGCCTGTTACGTTAGCCGAACAACCGAAATTTCAACTGTTAGCTGACCCAAATAGTCGTTTTAAAGACAATATTGAAGTCGGCGGGTTGTTGTTATGTAAGACCCCATCTGAGCTTGTGGAACAGCGTAATGCTTACTACCAGAAACAAGCAGATAACCAGATTGAGGCTGTGGACAACAATTTGATGCGCCAGAACGACCCTCGTATGCCTCTGTTTAATGAACGGAAGACTGAGGTTAGCTTTGGCAAAGGTAAGTAATTTTTAACTTTTGGAGCATTTTATGGCTTATCCTATTGTATCAGCCCCTTACGGGTACAAGCCGGTAAATCTCATTGGTGGTCAGGTATACGCTGGTTCGACACGCAACATGCCGATTCAGTACAACTCTACCAATCCGATTTACTTTGGCGATCTAGTGTATTTAAACGCTGGCTATGCTGACTTGATCACATATCCACTCAACACAACTTCTGGTCATCTGACTGTTGGCGTGTTTATGGGCTGTTATTACACAAACCCAACGACAAAACAACGTCAATACTCGCAGTACTATCCCGGCGCAGTTTTAGCTGGTGATATCACTGCAATCGTTGCTGATGATCCTGATATCGTTATTCAGTGCGCTGTAACTACTACAGCTTCGTCTGGCGTTATTGGTTCAGCATCGTCTTTGCTGGTTGGTTCCAACATGGTTGGTACAACTACTACTGGCTCTGCTTCTACTGGTAATGGTACAGGCGCTGTTGTTGCAGCTTCTGCTGCTGGCGCTTCTACTGCTGGCTTCCGTGTTCTGAGCTTGGTTCCAGATACACAAATCAGCACATCGGCGACATATGTTAGCGGTACCGGTACAACTAGTTTGGTTGTGTCTGGCCTGACTGTTGGTCAGTACATCCCTGTTGGTACAGATGTGTACAACTTAGTTAATGGTCAATTGCAATTTACTGGCTCTGTAACTAGCGCGGCAACAACTGTTACTACAACCGGTAGTACAACTTTGACTGTTGTGGCTTCGACTGCAACTGTTGCTGGTACTGTTGCTTTGGTACAAACCCCTGAAGTGCTCGTAAAGATCAACTTCGGTACACATCGCTACAACGTAGCATAAGGAGCATAAATAATGGCTATTTCACGCGCACAACTATTGAAAGAGCTGCTCCCCGGCTTGAACGCACTGTTCGGTCTGGAGTATGCTCGTTACGGCGAAGAACACAAAGAGATTTATGAAACTGAAACCTCTGAGCGTTCTTTTGAAGAAGAAACTAAACTTTCAGGTTTCAGCGCCGCACCTGTCAAGAACGAAGGTAGTGCAATTCGTTACGACAACGGTCAAGAAGCTTGGACTGCTCGATACAACCACGAGACTATCGCTCAGGGTTTCTCCCTGACTGAAGAGGCAATTGAAGATAACTTGTACGACTCTTTGTCGGCTCGTTATACAAAGGCTCTCGCCCGTTCGATGGCTTATACCAAACAGGTTAAAGCTGCTGCGGTTCTGAACAACGGCTTCTCTGCTGCTTTCCCGGGCGGTGACGGTGTTGCTCTGTTCTCGACAGCACATCCTTTGATCAATGGTGGTGTTAACAGCAACACGCCAGCTACCGCTGCTGATTTGAACGAAACTTCTTTGGAAGCCGCTGTTATTCAAATCGCTGCTTGGACTGACGAGCGTGGTCTGTTGATCGCTGCTAAGCCTAAAAAGCTGATCGTTCCTCCTGCTCTGATGTTCGTTGCTACTCGTCTATTGGAAACCGAACTTCGCGTCGGCACTACTGATAACGATATCAACGCACTGAAGAACAATGGTTCGATCCCAGAAGGCTACACTGTGAACCACTTCTTGACCGACAACAACGGCTGGTATTTAACTACCGACGTTCCAAACGGCATGAAGCATTTCATTCGTTCGCCTTTGGCTAACTCGATGGACGGTGATTTCGATACAGGTAACGTGCGCTACAAAGCGCGTGAACGTTATTCGTTTGGTTTCTCTGATCCACTCGGCATGTTTGCGTCTCCCGGCGCGGCGTAAAGAAAAGGGGGCTTCGGCCCCCTTTTTTACTGTACAGTAAATCTTATTATCGTTTTTATGCAAACAGAGGTGTTTATGAACGGTTTTATTCAAAAACAAATTGAGTCATCAGAGCGTCTATACAAAATGATGTTTGACGACCACCACGCACGTGTTGAAAAAATTGCAGAAACCTACAGCCTAAGTGAAAGTTTGCAGAAAAAACTAAACGAACGTGATGCTGAAATAGCAATATTACGTCGTAAACTACAGATTTACGAGGCTTTAGAGCGCATGTAAGTTTGCATTGGATTTGTAATATTCATGGTGTAGGATATATTTGGCGGCTAGTGAGGGCTGCTAATTACCTATGGAGATTGTCATGATTGCATCTATTACTTTGTTGGTTGATGTTGAAGAATTATTGGCTGCGTTGGACTTAGAAGTCGTTGAAGACGAAGAATACGATTTTGAGTTTGACGTTGATGAAGATGGCATTATTTGGTCTTACGACGAAGAGTTGGACGTTTGGTTCTACTACGACGAAGATTTAGAAGATTGGGCAGAAGTTGATGAAGATGGCATCGTTTGGTACGTAGACGAAGATGAAGTCGTTTATGTTTACGATGACTTTATCGAGCACGATTGGGTTTTGTACGAAGAGGATGATTCGTCCGCTTGGTAATTTAAGGGGCTTCGGCCCCTTTTTTCTTTTCTAGCCGTTCATTGTGATGATGTATTCGGTGGCAATTACTGCACAGAACCTTACACTTTTTGACTTCTTCCGCTGCCTTTAAATAAGCTTTATTAGTTAATAGTTTGTTAACTTTACGGTTATCTGGGTGCCGCTCTATGTGGTGGAAGTCTAAGACAGCTGGGTGGTTTTGTCCACACTGTACACACGATAGTGTACTTTTAAATGCTTTCCATTTTTCTTTAGCTGTGGCTTTGTTCTCGCGGTTCTTTTTTTGCCGCTTATCTTTATTACGGGCGTAGCTCGCCCGGTTTATAGCATTTCGGTGTTCTCTGTCTTTAGCTGGCATAATGCATGGATTGTACTTGCATTTTTTTACTACTGTGTTATAACACTAACATTCCGGGATATACCGGTATGCCAAATAGCCCCGGCTAGTTACATGCAAATTGGCGTACTTAACTCGCATGTGAGGAAAATTTATTATGGGTTTCGCTACTCACCTTGGCCCTTGGCTCTTGGGCACCGTTAAAAACACGACCGGCACCACTGTCGGTACTATTGAAAACTTGGGCGCGACTGTTGTTTCGCAGACCTTCAAGAAAAACTACACTGGTCAAGCCGCTTCTGCGACTACTGACACTATTTGCGTACTACCTGCTGGCGCGCAGATTATCGACATTCTGATTGACACCACTGTTGCATTTACTGGCTCAACAGCTGCTAACGTCTCTATTGGCGATGGCACTACCGCTGCTTTGTACTGGGCTTCTACAGACGTAACCTCTGCTGGTCGCGCTGCTGTTTCTAACGCCGCTGCTAAATTGGGCGCATGGTGTGGTGTGGCTAGTACTGCTTCCCCTAATGGTATTGGTATCGGTTCAACCGATGTTAAGATCGTTGCCACTATGACTCCTACTGTTGCGGCTGTTACTGCTGGTACGGTTCAATACACTATCGTGTATGTGGTTGCCAACTCTAACGGCGCTCAGCTCCCTTCTGCTTCGCAAAACTAATTAGGGGGGCATCATCATGATGCAAACAGACGTTAAGGCCGTGCATTTAGACGCTAGTGGTGTTGGTTTTGCTGGTAGAACACGCGTACGCGGGTATCAAGTAGCTCCGGGCGGTACTGCTGGAGAAATACAATTTTGGGATAACGCTACAACTAATTCCGGTATTAATAAACTAACACTACACATTACGACTAATACGGCGGTTATTGCCACGTTAATTCCCGGCGAAGGGGTGTTATTTGACAACGGGTTTTATGTGGTATTGCCAGCTAACGGAAGTATTACGGTGTTCTATGGCTAAGTCACCAGCATGGACAAGGAAAGAGGGCAAGAATCCAAAGGGTGGTCTAAACGCCAAAGGGCGAGCCTCCTACAACGCTGCGAATCCGGGGAAGCCGGGGTTGAAAGCCCCCCAGCCGGAGGGTGGTTCAAGGAAAAAGTCTTTCTGTTCCAGAATGGAAGGGATGAAAAAGAAGCTCACTTCTCCCAAAACCGCAAACGACCCGAATAGTCGTATTAACAAATCACTACGCGCATGGAAGTGTTGACATGGACAATCACGATATCAAAGTAATGACTGACGGTGCGGCTGTAGTTGTTGGGGTAAGCGGCTTCATGTCATGGTTCCCACCAATTGTTGCTTTAGTTGGTGGCATACTTACTATAGTTTGGTTAAGTCTTCGCATTTATGAGACTGAGACAGTCCAAAAAATTATCCGGGGGGATAATGCCTAGTACATCTAAAAAGCAGCATAACTTTATGGAAGCGATTGCCCACAACCCTTCCTTTGCAAAAAAAGTTGGTGTTAAACAATCAGTGGGTAAGGATTTCGCTGCGGCGGATAAAGGTAAAACTTTTAAAAAGGGTAGTGATATGGCAACTAAGAAAATGGCAAAAGGTGGTATGACCGCTCCTTCAAAAATGGGTGCTGTAAAAACTGCGGCTCCTAGCCGTGATGGCGTTGCTGTTAAAGGCAAAACCAAAGGCAAGATGATTGTCATGGCTGGTAACAAGATGTGCGGCGGTGGCATGGCTAAGGGTAAGAAGTAATGATGCCCTCGCGGGGTATGGGCGATATTAGCTCCTCTAAAGTCCCTAAAGGTAAAAAGGGTGGAGAGGTGTGGGATAAGCCACGCCCCGCTGGTTTAGGTAAGTCTAAGAAGATGTCACCTGCCAAAAAATCATCCGCTAAAGCTATGGCTAAAGCGGCGGGTAGGCCCTACCCAAACTTGGTGGATAACATGCGCGCCGCAAGGAAGAAATAATGGCTGTAACCACAAGCACAACAGCGTTTAACCCGACAGTTAATGAACTGTTTGAGGAAGCGTTTGAGCGTTGCGGCTTGGAGTTGCGTTCTGGTTATGACTTTCGTACGGCGCGTCGTAGCTTAAATTTTCTTATTACCGAATGGGCAAACCGTGGTCTAAACCTGTGGACTGTTGAACAAGGGCAGATTCCATTAGTACAGGGACAGTACATTTATGATTTACCTAATGACACCGTTGATCTTATTGAGCATGTTATACGTACCGATCCCGGACAAGTTGGTAATCAGACAGATATAAACATTAGCCGGATTAGTGTATCTACCTATTCGACTATACCGAACAAATTAACGCAGGGCCGTCCGATCCAAGTGTGGGTTAACCGCAGATCAGGACAAACAAGCGACGTAACAGGCGCTACACCCCAAGTGCCACAGATTAATGTATGGCCTTCACCTGACCAAGGCACTACTGGATCACCGTATTATTATTTTGTGTACTGGCGCTTGCGCCGCATGACTGATACGGGTACTGGAACAAACGTAGAAGATATACCATTCCGCTTCCAAAATTGTATGGTTGCTGGGTTGGCGTATATGATTGCTACTAAAAAGCTTGACGTGCCAATAGAAAGAATTGCTTTGCTTAAAGCCCAATATGACGAGGCTTGGGACTTTGCTTCATCTGAGGATAGGGAAAAAGCGCCGGATAGATTTGTGCCGCGTACTACGTTCTATAGGTAATGTATGGGAAGTAAATACGCCTCCGGTAAAAAGTCGATTTCGGAATGTGACCGTTGTGGTTTTCGGTACATGCTTAAAGAGCTGCGCAAGTTAACGATTAAGACCAAGCAGGTCAGCATTAAAGTTTGCCCAACGTGTTGGGAACCGGATCAACCTCAGTTATCATTAGGTCTATATCCTGTTAACGACCCGCAAGCTGTACGGGAACCAAGGCCAGACGTTAGCTACTACCAATCTGGATATTCTGGGTTGCAAATAACTAATACGCCTAGTTCATCTGAAGAGTCAAATGGTGACCCTAGTGGTGGTAGTAGGGTGTTCCAGTGGGGGTGGTATCCTGTTGGCGGTGCAAGTTCTAACGATGCGGGGTTAACGCCCAACTACCTGACATCGGCTGGCGTAGTGGGTATTGTAACTATTTCGTAGGAGTAAGACATGGACAAAGAAGATAAAAAGCAAGACGTAGCTATGATCAAAAAAGCTATGAAACAACATGACGCACAAGAGCATAAAGGCGGCAAAGGTACAAAACTGTCTCTTAAAAAAGGTGGCGTTACCGGTGAAGCTATGCGTAAGTATGGTCGTAACCTAGCTCGTGCTATGAATCAAAAGTCTACTGGCAGAGGTAAATAATGGCTAAGTTCTCACAGAAGGTTAAAGGCAAAGAAGTAGGCCAAGCTGCTGTGTACGCCGCTCCTCATACTATGGACGGAAAACCTTTAGCCAAAAACAAAATGGTTGACCCAAATACGTTGGCGGCAAAAAGCGTTAACCCTAGTACTGTGGCTATGCGTGTAAGTGCTGGTGACCCTGCTGCGGATAATGTAAAAACTAGCGGCATCAAGATTCGCGGTACCGGTGCAGCTACTAAAGGTTTGATGGCTCGTGGCCCGATGGCTTAAGTTTACAATAGGCTAGGAATAAGTTTACAATGAACTACGCAGAACTCTGGCAGACGATACAAGACTACACTCAGAACTTCGAAACTGATTTCGTAGCGAATATTCCTGTCTTTGTCACTCAGGCGGAAGAGCGTATATATAACACCGCTCAGATACCCCCATTGCGTAGAAACGTCACCGGTACTTCTCAACCTAACAGCCCCTACCTTAGCTGCCCCACCGACTTCTTGTCGGCGTTTTCAATGGCGGTAATTGATGCAAGCGGTAACTACGAGTATCTACTTAACAAAGATGTTAACTATTTACGTGCGGCGTATCCAAACCCTAACGTTACCGGCGCACCTGCTTACTATGCTTTGTTTGGCCCAGAGGTGTTAAACAGGGGAGCGACTAATGAATTAAGTTTCATACTAGCCCCAACACCTGATGCACGGTATTCTATTGAGTTACATTATTACTACTACCCTGTGTCAATTGTTCAAGGCATTATTCGTCTTTTGGGCACTATTTCGGGTGGTTCTGGGTATACAAATGGTAGCTACTATCGGGTGCCGTTAACAGGTGGTACAGGTTCTGGTGCGTCAGCAGACATTATTGTCTCGGGCGGCTCAATTACAGCGGTAACTTTACGTAGTGGTGGCTCGTTCTATACGGTTGGGGATTCATTAACTGCCAGCACGACAACACTCGGTGCGGGTTCGGGTTTCTCAGTCCCAGTGCAGACGCTGATTAATGCGGATGGTTCTTCATGGCTAGGTGATAACTACTCACCGGCGCTTTTGTATGGCTCGTTAGTCGAAGCCTACATCTTTATGAAGGGCGAGCAGGACATGATGACGTATTACGAGACTAAGTTTAAAGAAGCCCTTGGTCAGCTCAATCGTCTGGGAACTGGACTCGAGCGTGGTGACGCGTACCGTGATGGTCAGGCAAAAATTAAGGTTAACCCGTAATGGCTATCCAACAAGGATTAACCACAAGTTTCAAACAGCAGATGATTCAGGCTGGGCAAAACTTAGCAACAGACACGCTGTACATAGCGTTGTATACGGCGTTCTCATCTATTGGCGCAAACACAACCGCGTACACAACAAGCAATGAGATTACAGGTACAGGATACACAGCCGGTGGCATAGCGTTAACTGGAGTGACAATTGGCACCTCGCCGGAGGGCGTAGTGTTCGTAGATTTTGCTAACGCGGTGTGGCCTAATTCGCAGCTTACAGCCAGAGGCGCTCTTATATATAATGTAACAAGAAGCAACGCGTCTGTAGCGGTATTGGATTTTGGTTCAGATAAAACAATGACCAACTTCACTATTACAATGCCGGTAAACGCGGCAACAACTGCACTAATTCGGTTCCCATAGGAGATTACATGCTAATTAGCACAACAAAAGGCGAAATGGATAACTCCCTTCTGGAGAAAAAAGAAGGTGTAGTTGACACAGAAAATGAAACTACCACTTGGGTAGAATATTGGTTGGACGGCGAACTTGTTCATCGTTCTGTTGACATGGTGTTGAAGAAGTACGACGTAAGCGGCTTGCCTGTCGCCGCATCTTTTTAAGTAGAGGACTAAAATGGCAAATACTCAATCGATGTGCACATCGTTCATGTCTGAACTCATGACGGCAACGCACAACTTCGGCACCGCTCCTATTCGTGCAGCTACTACTGCAGATACGTTTAAAGCGGCTTTATATTTAACAACAGCTACCGTTAATGCTTCTACTACAGCTTATTCAGCTACGGGAGAAGTATCCAGCGCAAACTACACGGCTGGTGGTGTAACAGTTACTAATGCAACGGCCCCTACGTCGTCAAACTCGTCATCTACGGCTGGTACGGCTTATTGGACTCCATCAGCAAGTATCGTTTACGGTTCTTCTGGTAGCCCAGTAACGTTCTCGTCGTTTGACTGCGTGTTGATTTATAACAGCACCCAAAGTAATAAAGCTGTGAGCGTTCATACGTTTACTGCCCAGACGGTTACGTCCGGTACTTTTACTTTGACTATGCCTTCTAACACGACTTCGACTGCTCTGTTGCGTTTGGCTACTACCTAATAGACCATGTACGGCTTTAACCCCTATTCAGCCGCTCCGTATAGCGCGTTAAGCGGCGGCGTTGTAATTGAACTGACAGGGGTTTCTGCCAGTGGTCTTGTAGGTAATGAAACGCCAAACTTTGTAGCGGCGTTATCTGGGGTAAGTGCTACTGGTACGGTTGCTGACGTTATAGCTGTTCTTGGTGTATCTCTTACAGGAGTTTTGGCTTCTGGAAGTGTGGGGACGGTTACTACATTTACTGAGAACTCAGCATCGTTGTTCCATACGGAAGCGTACGGTTTTGTCGGTGATGTTGTAGGTACAAGCGGCCCGAACTTACCTGCTACTGGGGTTATTGCTTACGGTGCGGTTGGAACAGTTTCGACGTTAGCGGGTAGTATCGTTCAACTTACCGGAGTTACTGCTTCTGGTAATGCTGGGAATGTAGCTACATCAACTACGCTGGGTATTACTGGGGTTAGTGCGGTAGGAAATGTTGGTGCTGTTACAGGCTCTAACGACTACTTCCAAGCATTAACAGGCGTAGAAGCTGCTGGGCTTAGGGGTACGGTGTATCCCGGTATAAGTTTGCCGCTTACCAATGTTCTTGCTACAGGCAGTGCTGGGATAGTTGAAGCGTACAACATTGGTGTTGGCGTTGTAGCGTATGGCAGTATTGGAACGGTTTTAGCCCAATCAACAAATGCCAATTCTGTAAATGGCGTAGTTGCTACAGGTAATGTTGGCACAGTAGCCCCAACAGCAGGGGAAATAAGAGCCGCCACAGGAGTAGCAGCCACAGGTACAGTTGGAAACATCGCTCCGGGGTTTGCAGTTGCACTCACTGGGGTTGAAGCGGCGGCGGCAGTAGCTAGTGTTAACAAAGTAATTTCTGTAGCATTGGCAGGAGCAGCGGCTCGGGGTTCGGCGGGTGATATGTATAACGTAGATTGGACGCCTATTAATACTTCCGAGCAAGGCGATTGGGTGTTGATTAATACGATTTAAAGGTGCCACTATGGCGTTAGTTCAAGCAGATCGCGTAAAAGAAACAGCGTCAGCCCCCGGAACCGGAGCGGTTACGTTGTTGGGCGCAGCTACAGGATTCCAAGCATTTAGCGCGGTGTTAACCATTGGCGATACGTGCTTCTACACCATAGCTACTCAGGGTGGGGCTACTTGGGAAGTTGGTATCGGCACATACTCAGGGGTCAATACTCTGACAAGAACATCCGTTTTATCTTCTAGTAACTCTGGAAGCACAGTTAATTTTAGTACTGGTACTCAGGACGTATTCATCACGTACCCTGCTGGAAAAGCAGTAACAAATCCGCAAGCAGAGTCCTATGCTTGGTTTTACAGTTAAGGGGCAAACATGCTTATCCTAGACTCAACATCGAAGTCCATTCAAGCGGTAATGAGTGGTACACCTACCACAACTAATCCGGGCTTTGTTACTTCGTACTCCGACAATACCGGCGCAACATTTACTGAAGGCGCATCTGATGGTGCGCTAAACGGTGTAACTACGGTTACTTTAGTAGCAGCCCCTGCGGCTTCTACCCGCCGTATTATTAAGACCATCAACATAGAGAACTGCGATACAGCCGCCGTTACTATAACGATCTACTACAACAACGCTAGTACGCTTCGTGTTTTAGCTAAAGTTACTTTACAAGTTGGTGATACGTGGACAACAGATGCTACGTTTGATACGTATGGTGCGTTGAAGTCAACTGTTGGTGTAGTCAACCTATCTAATGTTACTGGGGTTTTGACTACAACTAATGGTGGTACAGGTCAGTCTACGTTTACAGCGGGTGACACAACTTACTACGCTTCAGGCACATCGCTTACCAAACTCTCGATTGGCTCCAACGGCTTCTTGTTGTCTTCTACAGGCAGCGCCCCGCAGTGGTCTAATCCGACAGGTATTACAGTTGGCACAGCGACTACAGCAACAAACGTCACAGGTGGTTCAGCAGGTTCTTTGGTGTATCAGTCAGGCACAAGCGCAACTACAACGCTAAATCTGGGTACAACAAACTACGTCTTAACTGCTGGCGCATCGGCTCCTCAGTATGTAGCGCAAAGTACATTGGCAGTGGGTTCTGCTACTACAGCGGGTTCTGCAACAACGGCTACTACAGCAACTAATATTGCTGGCGGCGCAAATGGTTCTGTGCCTTATCAAACAGGCTCAGGCGCTACGACGTTTTTAGCAGCAGGTACAAACGGTAATGTTTTGACCTTAACGGGTGGTGTTCCTACGTGGGCTGCTGCATCGGGTGGTATATCAACAGGTAAGGCCATTGCGATGGCTATGATCTTCGGTTTCTAAGGAGCTTTAAATGGCAAACCCTAATATTGTTAACGTAACGAGCATTTACGGAAACGTCGGTTACGTTATCCCTTCGTCGGCAGCTACTGCCACTACTTCGTGGACATATAACGGCACGACTGCACTGACAGGTTTAACACCTGCGGCGGGTACAGTTAACCGTATTACGTCGATCACCGCAGCTAATACGACATCAAGTGCTGTGACTGCAACGATTGCGATTGGTAACAACGCGACGTTCGGTTCAGCTACTGTGACTACGTATCCTGCGTATCAGATTTCAGTGCCGCCAAATGCGACTCTGATTATCATCGACAAGACCAACTCGGTGTACATCACTGAGAATCAGTCTGTTGCTGCTTTCTCTGGTACGGCAAGTGCGCTGACATTCACAGCGACGTTTGAGCAAATCACCTAATCGGGGCTGACATGGGACTTCGTTATCCCGGTGGTTATGTCACGGCGACGTTTAATCCGCTTGCCTACACTGTTGCGGCTGCTAATCTTTTGCTTGTGGCAGGGGGCGGCGGTTCGGGCAGAGATGTAGGTGGGGGCGGCGGTGCTGGCGGCGCAATTCTTACTTCTTTTGGTTTTGTAACAGGCACTACGTATAGCATTGCGATTGGTTCTGGTGGGGCAGGCGCAACCTCTGGTGTTGTTGCTAGTAGTGGGACAAACTCTACTTTTACTGGTCTGACAGCTTTGGGCGGCGGCGGCGGTACGGGACTTAACGTAAGCGGGGCTACGTCTGGAGGTTCGGGCGGCGGTGCTGGCGGCTCAAGTTCGTCCGGCACAATTTATGCTGGCGGGGTTGGTACTGTAGGGCAAGGTAATAGTGGCGGCGCAGGAACTTATTACGGGTCAAATAATTTTCCGGCTGGTGGCGGCGGCGGCGCTGGCTCCTCTGGGGTTAGTGGCGTATCCAGCGTTTCTGCTAGTGGTAATGGCGGTAATGGTATTGCAACAATGATAACCGGCTCCCAAACGTATTTTGGAGGCGGTGGTGGTGGCGGCGGCTATAGCCCCACAGGTTTAACAGCTGGCTCGGGCGGTCTTGGTGGTGGCGGCAATGGTAACGCAACTTCTGGTGGGGCTGGAACGGCTGGCAGCGCAAACACGGGCGGGGGTGCTGGTGGCCCTGCTGGCGGTGGCCCTACTAACGGCTCTGCTGGCGGTTCGGGCGTAGCTATCGTTCGTAGTGGTAGAGCAGCAGCTTCCTTCACAGGTTCACCTACAATTACAATGGCTGGCAGTGACTTCGTATATACATTCACTGGCAACGGAACAATTACATTCTGAGGTTGATATGGCGCACTTTGCAAAGCTAGATGACAACAACGTGGTGCTAGAAGTCAACGCACTCAGCAACCATGAGCTAGTTACTAGCAAAGATACGGTAGACGAGAACGGCAACGTAGTCGTGTCTCTGGTTGAGTCTGAAGACAAGGGTATTGCGTTTCTAACCGCTTGGTCAGGCGGTCATACTAACTGGAAGCAGACAAGCTACAACGCTACATTCCGTGGCAAGTTTGCAGGTATTGGCGACACGTATGACCCAGTAACTAATTTGTTCATAGCGTCTGTACAGCAAGAGGTTCCTGCTGGTTTGCCTACAATGGATTTAACTGCGCTAGAGACTCAGGCAGAACCAGCGATCACTACACAAGCTTCGGTTGATTTAACTTCAACTGACTTACCTGCATTGACTTCAGAACAAATAACGGGGCTATAAAATGCCACAATACCAAGGTGTATGGACAGTAGAGCAACAAGCTCAGGCGCTGACTAATCAGCAATGGGTAACTGACCCTAATTTCAAGAACACCACTCTGCTTTTACAGGCAGACGGTACAGGCAGCGGTTCGCAGAATCAGACCTTCCTAGACGGTAGCACCAATAACTTTTTTATCACGAGAAACGGTAACACTACCCAAGGATCGTTCTCGCCGTTTAGTCAGGCTCCGGGGTATTGGGGAAATTATTTTAACGGTTCGAGCTATTTAAACACCTCTTCATTAGCAGCAATGCCAAGCAGTTTTACAATAGAAGGCTGGGTTTATATAACAAGCACCAGCACACAAAGATTTGTAAATGGTTCGTTTTATCTTGATATTGTTGTTGCTACTGGCAGCAATATGAAATTGCAGTTTTATGATGGTGCAACTGTTACTGCCGACGCAATAAATGTAATCCCTTTAAATACATGGACGCATGTTGCCGTTGTTCGTTCAGGTGGCGGCTCAAATAATTGTTCGTTCTATGTGAACGGGGTTCGTGGTACACAATTTACTTCTGCTGTAAGTTTTGGTAGCTCCGCTTGGCAGATTGGAGCTTTGTCTAGTTCTTCTCAGTATTTTTACGGGTACATATCAAACCTAAGATTTTGCAACTCTGCGGTGTATACAGGCGCTTCATTTACCCCAACCACAGAAACGCTTACAACAACTAGCCAAGGAGCATCAAGCTGCATACTGTTGACCTGCCAATCCAATAGATTTTTAGACAATAGCGCAACAGCAGCTACGTTTACTACAGGCGGAACCCCATCCGTCCAAGCTTTTGCGCCTTTTGCTCCTGCGCTGCAATGGACACCAGACGTAGTAGGCGGTTCTGCGTTTTTTGATGGTGTTGGCGATAACTTAACTTGGGCAGGAACCGCTGCTGGTTCTGGTGCATTTAGTTATGAGTTTTGGCTTTACAGCCTTGTTGACTTTTCTTCAAACCGTGCGCCTTTAGGAGTTCTTGCAATATCAGGCTATAACAGTGCATTAGATGTGCGTATGACTACCACAACTATTAACATGAGTGCATACAACGTAGCAAATAACAATTTTACTGTTCCTACTCTTGTTCCAAATACTTGGTATCACGTTGTCTTATGCAGAAATGCGTCTAATCAAGCAACGGTATTTTTAAATGGCGTTAGGTCAAGCACTGGCGCAGTAACGATTACTCAAAACTTTGCTGGGCTTACTACAGTTATAGGCGCTCAGGATGCGGTTAGTAATCCCGGTGAAAGGACTACAGGATACTTAACAGGCATAAGATTAATTTCAGGTTCAACCCCTTATGATCCAACACAATCAACCATCACTGTACCAACAGCGCCACTAACAGCCATTACCAACACATCACTACTCCTCAACGCTACCAACGCAGGTATATACGACGGCAAGATGGGTAACGTACTAGAGACAGTAGGCAACGCACAAGTAAGCACAAACCCTGTGAAGTACGGCAGTGGGAGTATGTATTTTCCTCCTACAAACGGGAATTATTGCGTAAGCCCACCAAACCAACCAAACCTTCTTTTTGGCACTGGCAATTTCACTATTGAGGCATGGGTGTATCCAATCTCGTTTACTAATACCGCATCGGGTGCTTTTGGGTACGGTCTTTCAGGCGGCTATGTTGATTGGAACTTAGAGATAAGCACTTCTGGCGCGGTACTTTATATTGATAATGATGCTGGTCGTTTTACTTCTTCATCTAATTTATCCGCAAACACTTGGACGCATCTTTGTGTAGTTAGAACGAATACTGGTGTGACTATGTACTTCAATGGAGTAAGCGTTGGATCGTATAGCACTATTAACAACATATCAGGCAGTTCAACCTCTGCTAGATTGTATGTAGGTACAGGAGCGCAAGTCCCCGGAAGCCGTCAGTTTATTGGCTACATCGACGACCTTCGTATTACCAAAGGTGTTGCACGCTACTTCACAACATTCACGCCTCCACAACAGGCACTGCCGAGACAATAAGGAATAGAAGATGAGTGACAAATATCCCGGTGGGTTCGTAACGGCTGGTGCTCCAGCAGGGTTCTCTGTTGCGTTTAACGGAAGCAGCTATTTAAGTACCACAGCTAATGCCGGATTGAACTTTGGCACTGGAGACTTTACGCTTGAAGCTTGGGTGTACCCAACTACTACACTAGGCGACGCTACTTGCATCCTTACATCGGTATCAAGTGGCGGTTTAATGTTTGGTACAAATGGCGGTGCTGGAAGTGGCGTATGGGCGCTTGGAAGAAGAGGTATTGCTTGGGATAATTCATCTAGTGCTATTCCTGTATTAAATCAATGGTCACATATTGCAGTATGCAGAAGCGGGACTAGTGTAAGAATATTTGTCAACGGTGTGCAATCTGGAAGTACGTTTACTAATTCTACAAGCTATGATTTAAGCTCTGGTGGCACAATTATTGGTTACCAAGTTAGCTACATGAACGGGTATTTTTCTAATGTTAGGGCTACTAATTCTGCTCTTTATACAGCCACGTTTACCCCACCAACACAGCTATTCCCTGTGTCTGGAACTCAGCTACTGACCTGCCAAAGCCCGACAATTATTGACAACAGCAGCAATGCTTTGGTTTTCGCAAATACAGGTTCACCAACAGTAAGCAACTTCACACCGTTTGCTGGATACACAGGATTTAACCCTGCGCTTGGTGCTGCGGCTGGTGGTGTATGGACGTTAGACGAAGCTGCGTATTATCAGAACAACCGTCAGTGGCCCATCTACGACCCGTACTTTAATCAGACCACGCTGATGCTGCATGGTAACGGCACTAACGGCGCACAGAACAATACGTTCTTAGATAGCTCAACGAACAACTTTACGATCACCAGAAATGGCAATACGACCCAAGGCACGTTCACGCCTTTCTCACAGACAGGGTGGAGTACGTATTTCTTACGGTCTAATACTGATTATCTTGGATTGCCTAACGGCAGTGTTGCTACTGGGTCAAATGACTTCAGTATAGAAGCATTCATATACCCATTAGACAGAGCCAGCAATTATGCTGTTTTTGGCGGTAATACGGATAGAGCAACTGCGGGTGGGAGTTCAATAACAATCTCACTAACGTCCTCAAATGGTTATATAGAGTTTACTGGATGGTTTGGTGGTTCCGCAGTAAACTTATATTCTCCTACCATTCCTATAAATACGTGGACTCATTTTGTTGTTTGCCGTACTGGCACAACAATTGGTATGTTTGTAAACGGCGTTAGAGTATCCACAGTTGCGTGTTCAGGGTCGATTAACGCTGGTTCATCAGCTAATAATCCATCAATCGGTTCTAACGGTACTGGTAGTGCTGATAACTACACTGGGTACATTTCAAACTTTAGGATGATCATTGGTTCTGGTGTGTATAGCGCATTAAACACATCTTATACTTTGCCAACCGCTCCTTTAACCGTTACAACGAACACAAGAGTATTGGCATGTCAGAGCAACCGTTACGTTGATAACAGCGCAAACAATTACACCATAACGCCAAGCGGCTCACCATCCGTCCAAGCCTTCTCCCCGTTCGTCCCTGCATACATCACGCCGACGACGTATAGCAACTATTTCAACGGCTCTTCAAGTTATTTGTCTGTTGCGTCTTCTGCTTTAGATGTGCCATCAAGCACTAATTTTACGATTGAAGGGTGGGTATATTTAAACGCGCATACTAATAATCAACCGTGTATTTTTAATAATTACACTAGCGGTGGTGGTCTTGCTTTATTTGCTGGGCACAATTCTTTTGACGGAAATTTATTTAACTTGCTTATAGCTGGAAGTATTTATAGTGGTGGCACTATTGTGTACGGGCAGTGGACTCATTTCGCCGTAGTTAGAAATGGAACCGGAAGTGGCAATGTTAGCCTTTATATAAACGGAATTTCAGTTCTATCGACAATATCAACAAACGCCGCAATTACTTATACTGGTCAAGTTAGTATTGGAACTGCTGGTGATGCTACCTCTGCTGCCGCTATTAACGGCTGTATTTCTAACTTCCGTTGGAACACTACGACTGCTGTTTACACTGCGGCTTTCACTCCACCAACAGCACCGCTGACTGCAATATCTGGTACTCAACTGTTGACCTGCCAGAACAGCACGTTCATCGACAACAGCACTAATAATTTGACTTTAACGGCAGCAGGAACAGTACGGCCAGTAACATCCCCTACGCCATTCCCAGCACTGGTAGATCAGACCACATTGAACTCTGCCTACAGCACATCACTGATAGGTGGTAGTTATTATGGCTCTGCTACTGGGGATTACCTTAGCTTTACTGACTCAAGCAATTTGCTTGATATGGGTACTACAGCAGCTTCGTTTGAGTGCTGGTATTACATGACAGCAACAGGCGCTTACCAAAACATATTCTTAAAATATGGTGGCACTGCTGGATGGAATGCTACCAATGGTATTGAATATGGTTTTGCTATTAACAATGGCGTTCCTACACTATCTTATTTCACAGGTGGAACTAGCCTTGCAACTATTTCAGACCCAACAACTAGAACGGTAAATCAATGGTATCACTTAGCTATTGCTACTGATGCTTCTAATAACATCTCTATGTATGTTAATGGCGTTCGAGTTGCGAATGCAACGTCAGCCATAAGTAAGCCAACGACCAGAACAACAGTTAATATTGGAAGTACAGCAAGCCAGTATGTTGTAGGTTATTTGGCAGGTATGAGGTTTTTAACTGGATCAAACGCATACAACGCTGCTTCTTTGAATATCGGTGTTCCACCTTTAACGCCTCCTACAGCGGTGTCTGGTACACAGCTTCTATGCAACTTCACCAACGGCGGCATCTTTGATAACACGGCGAAGAACGTATTGCAGACTATAGGTACAGCGCAGATCAGCACCACGCAGAGTAAGTATGGTGGTAGCTCTATAAAAACTGATGGTAGTACGTCAAGCTGGGTGCTCGTTCCATTTAGACCGACTTTAGACCTTTCAACAGGTGCGCCTGATTGGACGCTTGAATGCTGGGGATATGTAGTTAGCTTTGCTAACTCACCATACTTCTTTAACAAAGGTGGTGTTGCTGCTACTTACTATACTAATTATTCTTTCAGCATGAACTCTAGTGGTGTTGTGTATTGCACACTTGGAAATAATAGCGGTGAAACTTCATATAGCTTTGGTACATGCGCCACTAATACTTGGTATCACTTTGCTGCTACTAGACAAGGAAGCACGATACGTACATTCTTAAACGGTGTGTTGGTTACGTCGCAATCTATCGCTACTACTATGACAGATAGTGGTGCTGATTTATATGTTGGCTGCCTTAAAAACTTAACTAGCAACGTATTGAACGGCTACGTTGATGACCTTCGCATCACTAAAGGCTATGCTCGGTACACCACGAACTTCACTCCACCAACGTCTCAATTGCAAGATCAATAGGGGGATGAAATTGATCCACTAACCATCCTAGCTGTAGCAAAAACAGCAGCCGCTGCAATACGTAAAGGCTGTGAGATGTACCAAGAGTACAAGGCGCAGGGGATGGAGCTAGTAGATGCGTATGGACAAGCCAAGGATGTTGTTGCAGATTTAAGCGGACACCTTGGCAATTTTTTTAAAGCGCATGAGCAGTTAGAGAAGCACGTACATGAAGAAGAGCTAAAGGTAAAGAAGGCGCGTGACCCTGAACTGTCCGTGAACCAAGAAGCCTTTAATAGAATCATGGCTCAAAAGGAAATGCAGCGGTTAGAAACAGAGCTGCGCGAGACACTCGTGTATTCCGCGCCCCGAGAATTGGGGGCTATTTGGACAGAGTTTGAAGCAATGCGGGACAGGGTTAAAGCAGAACGCGCCGAGGTGCAGCGGCAAGAAGTATTGAAACAACAGGTGGCAGCATGGCGGCGGGCAAAGATAAGAAAGCAAATCCAAAGTCAACTGACATCCATTTTCGCAGTGCTGTTCGTGACAGGGTGGTTCTTATGGCTGATGATACTTCTAAGGACGAGCGTGACGTACCGTGGTCTTTACTCATCGCCGTCATCGCTTTGTGTTTTGTGCTAGTAATTGCGCTCCCGGTGATGGGGATCATGTATATGGATATGAATAATGCAACAGTAGCAGCAATGGAAGAAATACGCAAAATGCGTGAGTTGCGCATAAAAATGATGTTGGAAGTACAGGATCGATAATAGACAGTGGCTTTTGCATAAAAAGGATAATCATGCTTACAATCTTTTCAACTTTTGTGTCGTTTTTAATGGGCGGCTTACCCAAAATTCTAGACTTCTTCCAAGACAGACAAGACAAGTCCCATGAGCTAAAGCTTGCCCAGATGCAAACTGAACGGGAACTACAATTAGCCGCCGCTGGCTACGTAGCACAACAACATATAGAAGAGATTAAGTTAGACGAGATCAGAACCCAGACACAATCTGCGGAGAAAGTTTCGCTAATCGACGCACAAAAAGCGGAGATGAATGCAATCTATGCCCATGACACTTCGCTAAGTGAAGGCACATCCCAGTGGATGAAGAACCTACGCGCTAGTGTGCGCCCTGTGATTACCTACGGTTTCTTCTTTCTGCTAGTCGGTATCGACGCTGTGATCGCTTACAAAGGGCTGACAACTGGGGTAGATTTTGTTCAGTTAGCTGAACAACTTTGGGATGATGAGACTCAAGCATTGTTTGCTGCAATCATCAGCTTTCACTTTGGTGGCAGGGCGTTTGGAAAATGATAAGCCCCAAGGCTTTAAACATGATCAAGCACCATGAGGGGGTAAGGAATAAACCTTACCGGTGCCCCGCTGCACTGCACACAATCGGCGTGGGGCATGTACTTTATCCGGAGCAAGCGAAACTCACTATGGAAGACCGGCTTAAATACCCGATTAGACCTGAAGACAACCGCACATTTACAATGGAAGAAGTAGATGCCATACTTGCAAAAGACCTTGAGAGGTTTGAACGTGGAGTTCTTAAATATTGTCCTACTGCTGGCTCTAATCAAGGCTGGCTGGACAGTCTAGTCAGTTTTAGCTTCAATGTGGGTTTGGGTACATTGCAACGCAGCACACTGCGACAAAAGCATAACCGGGGCGACTACCAAGGCGCAGCCGACGAATTTTTAAAATATTGTAAATCTGGTGGTAAAGTCCTAAGAGGTCTTGAGAACCGCCGCAAAGACGAACGTTCAATCTATTTAGGGAACTAACATGGCAAGTACCTACTCACCCGACCTACGAATAGAACTGATTGCCAACGGCGAGAAGTCAGGAACGTGGGGCACCATCACCAACTTGAACCTCGGCACCATCATTGAAGATGCGATTGCGGGGGCAGCTACAGTTACAACTTCTTCTGCTGCACAAGCCTTGACGGTATTTAACGGTGCACAAGACCAAGCTCGGTGCTCAACCCTCGTATTAAACACGGTGGCTGGATCAAACTACAACGTCTACGTGCCCCCAGTTCCTAAGCTCTACGTTGTTAGAAACACCAGCGCAACCTACACCTGCACACTCTACGCAAGTACAGTATCAGGCAACACCACAGCGGCAGGTTCAGGTATTACGGTGCCGGTTTCAACCTCCATGATAGTACGCTGCGATGGCGTAAATATCGTTGACCAGACTAACTACATTAGCGGCGCGTTGGGTGTGGGCGGAAACTTTTCGGTGGCTGGAACGGCAACAGGTGTGACCCCTGCGTCAGGCGACAGCAGCACTAAGTTTGCTACAACGGCGTTTGTTAATTCGGTAGTAGCCGGTGGGTTCCCAGCAGGTGGCATTATTATGTGGAATGGGTCAGTTGGCTCTATCCCGTCTGGTTGGTATTTATGTAATGGCTCCAACGGCACCCCAGATTTACGTGACCGTTTTGTAGTAGGCGCAGGGTCTACGTATGCTGTTAATGCAACAGGCGGTAGTGCAAACGCAATACTTGTTAGCCACGACCACACATTCAGTAGCAATACTAATAATGCTGGAAACCACAGACACGGTTTAAATGGCAATACGGGCGGTAGCACAGCAGTTCTCGGGGGTCAGACATCAAAAGTTGGTGGTCTCAGTGCCAGCCCAACAAACCAAAGTTACGTGACTAGCTATGGCGGTACAAACATTATGGAAGAAGCTGGTGAGCATAATCACTCTTTCTCTGGTACCACATCATCTAACGGTTCATCAGGCACAAACGCAAACTTGCCTCCGTACTACGCACTTTGCTACATCATGAAAGCTTAAGGAGCATTAGATGCCCTTACAGAAATTACAGTTTCGCCCCGGAGTTAACCGCGAAGGTACGACACTTGCCAATGAGGGTGGTTGGTTTGAGTGCGACAAGGTGCGGTTTCGTTCTGGCTACCCTGAGAAAATTGGTGGCTGGGCTGCAATTACTTACACTACCTTTTTGGGCACATGCCGATCATTATGGAATTGGATTACGCTAAAGGGCTATAACTTACTTGGTGTTGGCACTCATCTAAAATTCTACGTAGAGAACGGCGGTGTTTTTTATGACATCACGCCTATCGGGGCCACTACTAACCCAATGGCAAACAACCCGTTTGCTACAGCTTACTCTACACTTAACGGCGCTATTACTGCCACAGCTACAACCATTACGCTAACCAGCACGGCGACGTTCCCAACAATTGGTGGGCGTATAAAAATCGATTCAGAAGAAATGATCTATGCCGCTGTATCGGGCAGCACATTAACAGGTTTAACTCGCGGCGTTAACGGCACTACGGCAGCAACACATAGCACGGGAAGGCCGGTTGGCTGCGCTACGTTAATTGTTACTGATGCTTCTCATGTGGTTGAGAATAATAGCTTTGTGGACTATAGCAACGTAACTACATTTAATGTGTTTACTTCCACAATAATGAACACAAGTGCGTCTACGCACATCCCAAGCTTTCAGGTGCAGTACTTGTCCGGCACAACGTACACAATTACCGTATCAGATCAGACTACTGGGGCGTATATTTATTCCACAGCAGCTACTACAGGTGGCGGCGCATCAGTTAAAGCTGAGTATGAGCTTGACGCTGGTTTGGAAATATACCAAGTAGGTACAGGTTGGGGCGCAGGGCCTTGGTCACGCGGTACATGGGGTTCAGGCTACACCGGTGCGTCTACAGGCATTGGCTTGCAGTTGCGTTTATGGAGCCAAGCTAACTTCGGTGAAGTGCTTTTGTTCTCGCCTCGCGGCGGTGCTATTTATTACTGGGCACCGGGCGGTGCTGGTACGCCTGACTTTGCTACACGTGGCGCTCTTGTTACGGGTTCTGAAGTTCCAACACAAACCAATCAAGTCATGGTGTCGGATGCTACGCGTATTTGTATAGCGTTTGGTGCTACATCGTATTCGTTTGATACTCCTGCCAGTACGTTTGACCCGATGTTAATTCGTTGGTCGGTGCAAGAAGATTACACTAATTGGTCACCAGCAGTTACAAACCAAGCAGGTAGCTATAGGTTATCGCACGGCTCGTTCATTGTAGGCGCACTACAGACTCGTCAAGAGATTTTGGTGTGGACGGATTCTACGATCTACTCCATGCAGTATTTGGGGCCACCTTACATCTGGGGCTTTAACTTACTGTCGGATAACATCTCCATCATTTCGCCTAATGCTATGGCAACAGCCAACGGTGTTACTTATTGGATGGGTACGGATAAGTTTTATATTTATTCTGGTCGTGTGGAAACCTTACCTTGCTCCTTACGTCAGTATGTATTTGACGACATTAATAAAGACCAAGCGTTTCAATGCTTTGCTGGTACAAACGAAGGCTACAGTGAAGTGTGGTGGTTCTACTGTTCCAAAAATTCCGATGCTATTGACCGCTATGTGATTTTTAACTACCTTGACCGTGTGTGGTATTACGGCACGATGGATCGTTCTGCTTGGTTAGATAGCCCGTTACGTGAATTCCCACAGGCAGCTACGCTAAACAACTTAATCGTGTTCCACGAAGCGGCGGTTGATGACGGTACTACTAACCCACCTGCACCTATTGAGTCATTTATTCAGTCATCTGACTTTGATATTGGTGATGGGCACAACTACGGGTTTGTATGGCAGATCGTGCCAGATATTACATTTGACGGGTCTGATACAGCATCGCCCGGCTTCCCATCGGTTAACTTCACGGTGCGCCCACGGCAAAATCCCGGCGCTAATTACGGCCCGGCGGACACTCCAGCGGTGGCATCAACGGTATCTTACGCTTCGCGTAGTACGTACAACGTACAGCAATTCACTCAGTTAGTGAACACTCGCATACGTGGCAGACAGATGGCGTTTAAGATTGAGTGCGATACATTAGGCACTCAGTGGCAGTTAGGTACACCGCGAATTAATGTTAGACCTGACGGGAGACGCTAATGTCTACAGGCACAACCAAATTCCCTACGTTGCCATTGGCTCCAATTCAATACGACCAGAAGTATCAGGATCA